CATCCGGCCAGTAGTCCGCCATGGGAGCAGTTATTTGCTCCTCGATCAGCCCTCGGTTGGGCCGCCGCATACCGGGGACAACATCTTCGTGCCCCAAGGCCATCAAGTCAGAAAGGGAGAGGTACATGGTTGCTCCTTACCAGGTAGAGTACTGGTTTGACGGGCCAGATTTCAACAACCCCCCACCTGTTGCGGCCATCAGTGAGAGCCTCTTTCTGTCGTTATATACTTCGTCCGCAGATGTCAGGGCTTTCAAGGCTATTCCCGCGTTATTGCCCGAGGCTTGAGAACGAGCTGCAAGCTCCTGATTCTTTGCTCCCATCAGGCCGAGGTTGAACTGGTTACGTTGCCCCACGGCTTGACTCAGCCGATTGAACTCGTTGCCGTACTCCTGCGAAGCCTGCCCCTGTCCGTAGTCGGCCAGAGCCGCCAGAGTGTTGCCTGAGTTCAACATACCCCTGGCCGCCGCGCTGCGCTCCAGAGCCTGCTGACCTTGGTTGAACCGAAACTTATACGCGTTGGTGTTCTCGATGGAGTTCGGGTTGTTGATAAGCTCTGCGAGACGCTGCTCATACGGATTCGAGTATTGCCCAGAACTGGCGCCGCCTTGCTGCTGATAACTATAGTTGTCGGCAAGGAGAGGAGCGATCTGCGACAGATAGTCAGGAGGGCCGGAGGGAAGCGCCGAGGCATCGAGCACATATTGCTGCGATTGATGTAAACGCTTTGCCTGGTCAGGCTGCATTGTTTCAATCTGCTGCGCACCCCCAATGTTCGTAACGCGCTTATACGTGCCGTCATAGGCCAGCTTGTACCCTGAGCTAATCAGCCAGTCTCGGGTGTCCGGCGAATCTCCCAGCGGATCACGCGGAAGGTCAAAGCCTAAATCAGTGAAGTTTATAGCCATGTCTTGCTCCTAGTCCAGCTCAAGGGCCGACACTTGAACGTGTTCCGGCCTGATGTGAATAATCTCAAACGACCTGCGGCGATACTTGCCGCAACGGCGCACAACGGCTTGAGCAGCGGACAAATCCACTCTCCGCCCGTATTTGTAAGTGGTGTAGTCGTCGTCAGACCAGCGGATCATGGCTTCCCCGCCGATCTTGTCCCCAATGACCCGGACCTGCCCCAGGGTTTTCCAATCCTCATTGCCGCTATCCACCTTATCTGTGCGGATGACAAGCTTGATCGGCAAGCCGTCGTCTTCAACCTCGGAGTCCATGATCTCGCACAGTTCCCCGGTCGTCTCGTGGAGCACCAAATCCCTGCCGGCAGCGTTCACGTAACGCGTGTACTTGAAGTACGTCTCGTCGTACCCTGTGGCCGTGATCGTTCCCGTCGCTGGGGTTACGGTAGTCGAAGGCACGGGGAAAGTAAAGTGGTCAGCATCGACGTAGGTGATCTGCTTCAGCCCGTTGTAGTCAGTCTGAGCCGCCCCTGCGATCGTCACCGGGTCGCAATCGGCGTATCCGTGGCTTGTCCGGGTAACCGTAGCCAACCCCTCTGCTTGAGCAATGGTGCAAGATACCGGAGTTTGGGCCGTAAGGCTGGTCCACAGAGCCCAAGTGCCGTTGCTGGCGTCGTATGCCAAGGTCATGCCGATGGTGCGAAGCCCCAGGACGTAGAACGAGTGTCCCGCTATCCGCACCCCGTATGCGTACACGTCAGACATGCCGTCTGCGGCCAGGATGCGGTCAACGTCGGGGGTGCTGACCTTGGCTTGCTCCAGCTCCTTCATCTTCCAGACCCCCGGACCCTGCTGTTTGGCCTTTGACGCCCAATAGATGTTCTCGTCCAGATAAGCCACCGACTCTCCGTTGGCGCAGCCGATCTGGGTGAATGCGCTCAGGACCGGCGACAGCGGAGAACCTGTGGCATTGCCGGCATTGTAGAAGTACTCAGTGCTCCACTCCTTGAACGCCACCACGTAGTTCTGCGACTTGGCAAGGGCTACCCCCATCCCAGGCTCGATGGCCGCTTGGATGAAGTCCAATGCCCCCCACGTAAGCGGGTCATTCAGGGCGCTGTTATAGATGACCGCGTTCTCGTCCATGACGAAGAAGTACCCATCTAAGAATACGACGCCCGGCACCGTTGTCCGACCGCCCTTGATTGTGATGGTCCCCGTAGCAGGGGTGGCAGGGGTGCCCGTAACCTGATAGGTGAAGTGCGTCGAGTCGGTGACGGTGATCGCAAACGTCCCGTTGTATTCGGTTTGCGCGGCACCAGCTACCGTGACGTTGTTCCCGGTCTGCCAGTTGGTCGCCGACGGCATGGTCACCGTTGCCGTTGACCCAGATCGTGTAATGCTCGTCGGGGTGTGTTGGCTCCACCCAGGGTAGTCTGCGTCTGTTACTTTGGTTAGCACGTTTCCCTCCAGCGAGAAAGCGTCATAGGCTGACTTGAAGAACACCCCGTACAGGCTCTGTTCGGCGACAAACTGCATCATATCGAACGGCTGGCCGGCGACGGTTACGGACAGGGCGTATGTCGGCATCAGACTAAGCTGTAGTAAGCTAGCTGTTTGCTAGCTCCTGTCGCCGGAGAGCTTGACGGCGTTCCGGACAGGTTGAAAGAATACAACGTGAAATCTCCGGCTTGCGGGTTTGAGGGGTCTGGGGTCAAAGATGCGTAGTGGGTCCCATTGAACTCTGGCTGATCGCACCCGGAGATTTCAAAAACGTGATCTGGAGAAAGGTTAAATGTGCTTCCAAATACCGTAGTCGACAATCTTATGCTTGCGACTGACCCAACTGCGGTAAGCGTGAATGACGAAAGAACCTGCCGCTTTAGTGTGTAGGCGATCGCAAGAGAAGCGTTGTGGTAAGTGTTTCCCCACGGAACCCCGCTTGGCCAATCTGACGGATAGCTAAACAAATAGGCTTGGTCTGAATAGATTTCCGTAGATATGAAGTTGCCGCTTCTCGTCCAAACAGAGGGAGAGGGAAACGTGTAGCTGTACCCAACAGGGGGGTTGTAGTTGCCGTCGAGGAGCGCAAGACCTGGGGATAGCGTGGCTATCTTGGTTTCCATAAACAACTTCGCTGCTGCGTCCTTGGAAGCCGCGGGTTCGCTTATGCGATTTGCCGGGGAAATCGCCGCCACATAGTAGTAGTAACCAAAGTACCCTCTCCATCTATCGGTTCCAGGCGGCGTGGCAGACCAATATGGATCGCCTGGGCCTGGAGAACTTGAGGGGTTGTCCACCATCGCATAGTATCCGCCAACCAGATCGCCGATGTAGATGGGCGGGGGCATCGGGACGTAATCGAACACGTCCAGCGTATCGCCATAGACAGTGATCAAAAATCCCTGCATGCCGAGTGCGCCTTGATGGTTCGCGTAGTTGTAGTTTGTCGTAACAACGCCAGGTCGCTTGATTACGTCCCCCTTCTCATAGACGCCGTTTATGTTGCGCCTATCCCGAACCATGTCGGATATGCGGGTCAGGAGGGTAGTCGGCATGGGGAATCTCACGTCACCACCCACGCCTCTTTGGAGGTCTTGATCATTACAGGATCGCCGATGGCACTCGACAGGGAGTAGATGCCCCTGGACGCCGTGAATTCCAGCCCTGCGTAGATTGGGGTCAACGCCTGCGGAGAACCGGCAGCGAATGGCGACGGGGTGCTCTGGTACACGTCGTCGTCAATGACCGTCAGCACCGCGTCACGGATTCCGACCATGAGCTGACTGTCGCCCGCAGCGATGTTGCCCAAGCTCGCGCTCCCTGGCCTCTTGATTACCCCCAGCTTCTCGCCGGTGGGCTCATTAATTCCGTTTATGACCCTGGGGCCGCTGTCCCTGTCGTCCTTGGAAGTGGAGAGGTCAGTACCCAGGAACTCACGGCCCATGTCAGTAGCCCCCCAGGAACGCCGCCAACGTCGAGCCGCTGCTGTTGGTCAGGGCAGGGTCAAACTCGGAAATGGCTGGGCGGGTATTCCTTGATTGGATATCCCCCAACTCGTCCTTTGCCGTCTGGACCACTGCCTCCGGTGGGGTCAACTTGAACTCTGACGCCAACTCGATCGCCAACTGATAGCGCATCCATTTGGCATAGCCTGGGGGGTAAGCAATGGATGCGCTCAGCGACGCCAAGGCTGCGAACTGGTCGTTCAGACTGAGGGTCATCGTTACTGCTGTTTGCGGGACCGGCCATAGCTTGATCTCCCCAGCAGGGTACTTGGGCTCGTAGTACAGGAAGCAGGGGATGATGGATTGGGTGCTCTTGGCCGCGATGTCCATCCACTCGTCGCGGGTCAGGGTCGTCCTCAGCGGGTAGTCGGTCCCCTGGTACGTGATGTACCCATACTCGACGCAAACCGGGCGATTGGCCGTCAACTCAGGGGCGACCGACGCTGCGCTGATGGCGTAAGTCTTCTTGGCAGCAGTAAGGTTGAACGTCTGGATGCTGTTGGAGTAGATCGTCAGCCCCTTATTGTTGCAGGAGTCGAGCAGGTCGTTCAGCACTATCAGAGCGTCGTTCTGCTCGTCAGCAGTCGGGGTTTCCCCGGATGCGACGGCCCCCAACAACCTCATTGAGCTGGTAATCAGCTGCAGGGCGGTAATCGCCATGTCAGCCAGCGCTCATCTTCGGCTCGTACCCGCTGCCGGCAAGGAAGATGCTGTCCATCTCGGCGACGCTTTGCTGCGCGGTCAGCGATCCTCGGAACGTCGGATCAAGACGCAGTTGTCTGATGTAGATTTCCTTGCGCTGCATTTCGTTGCACAGTTTCCAGTACAGCTTTTCTTTCGGAGTCGACGCTGGGTTAGCCATGAGCGCGGCTACATATGCCTCGACATCAGCCAAACGCGCTTGGCCTCCAACTGCAAGAACGCCGTTATAGAACTGAAGCTGGGTCAGGATTGCGTCTTCTGCCTTCGGCACTTCCGGCATGTCGGCGCCGGTCAGCACAGTGATTCGCGCTTGTGACCAGATAACGTGCCGTGGTTGCGCGACGGCCTCAGCATCAGCCATGCCTTGCGCGGTATTCGGAAAAGTCAAGCGGGCCATGATTATTCTCCGTAGGTGGCGATTGCGTAGGCGCGAAGCAGGACCGGAGTCGCGACGTTAGTGCTCTGCTGTAAGGAGAATTCAAGCGTTGTATCAGTTCCTGTTTCAATGCTAACAGCACTGGCCGTTTGAGCTGCGGCAGCAAACACTCCAATTCCACCAGAAGACGTTGCGATCGCCCTGCCTGCCTGTTTGAAAAATGTTGAATCGGAGCAAGTCAAAGACTGCAGAACTTCTCCTACTGGACTGGTGCCGGTTCCAGTAAGTATTGCTGCAGTACCGCCAATGCGCAAACGATACGATTTGTTGCCTGTTGTTGATCCAGCTTGTCCAAAAAATGCTTGGATCATGCCGTTTCGCCCAAGCATGTTTCCTTTAAGCAGGAAACCAGATGGACCTACAATCTCGCTTGTCGTCGCAGTGACCCACCCAGACAGATTCGGCGTGATCGGCGTTTTCGCCACAGGCCGGCGAGGAGTTCCGCTCGTGTAGGTCTCGGAATAGACGATTCCGGCCGTGTCGGAACTGAATTCAGTCCAATACCACCCTGCCGGAAGCGATGATCCGCCGAAGTTCGCGGAGAAATACGCATAGCAACCGGCAAGGCTCGTTCCGATGTTCGCGAGGATCGCTGCCAAGAGCGTGAACGCACCGTTTGTGCCGGCGAATTGACATCCGTTAGCCGCTCCGTCGCCGGGCATGATCAGGAACGGGATGTTGCTGACAGCGATGACTTGCTGCTGAATCGCTGTGGCCGGGAGGAACGCCCCAGGAGCCCCATCGACACTGGCAAACCCAGACTGCCACAGCGAAAAAACCTCGTCATCCGGCCCGGTGTAGGTTTGCCCGACTAGAAGCGGACGGCCGTATGTATCAGCGCGCCCGGCTTTGATGATTGTGCATGTCTTTGCCATGCTGGTCCCTCAGGAAAGACCGGGGCGCCTGGCCCCGGTATTCTGTTACTGATACAGCCAAGCGATCGGACCCACGTCGGCGGTGAAGGTCGTCGGCGGAGTGAACGACGCAGGAACCGTTCCAAAGGTGCCGGCGGCACTCTGCGTCATCGTGTTGCCCC